GATGAGGAAGCAATTGATCCATTTGATTTCTGGCAAGGTGCTAACTTCAAATTGAAGGCAAAGAACGTTGCTGGTTTCAGAAACTATGATAGTTCTGAATTTGCTGCTGTATCTCCATTATTAGATGATGATGAGGCACTAGAAGGACTCTGGAAGAAAGAATACTCTCTTGCAGAATTAGTTGCTAGTGATCAGTTTAAGTCTTATGATGATTTGAAAAAGCGTCTTGACTCTGTTCTTAGAGTAACAAGTACCAGACAAGATCCTGAAGTATCTGATGAAGATGCTTTCCGTGGTTCTACTCCCAATTTTGAGAGTCGTAGAACTGCTGAAGCGACTGCAGAAGTTACCACAGCATCTAATTCAGATGATGATGACGATACAATGTCCTACTTTCGACAACTTGCCGAAGCTTAAGACATAGTAATATTTGAATTTTCAGTCCTCACAGTTGTTTCATCAACATACTGTGGGGATTTATCATATACCATAATATCTCTCATATCATTCAAGAATTGTTGTAGATGTCCTAATTTTAAGAGGTGTATATCTTTTTTATCTTCATTAATACGAACTTCATATTCATAATTACTAATACCAGTTCTAACAGTTGTTCCTGATACTGATTGTCTTCCATTATCATAGTAAGTAAATACAAAATCACTATCAACTACTTTACCTTTTGGAAGAATCATTCTTCCCTCAGAGTTTTTAATTTCTTTAGTTTCATAAAAACGAGTACCGTTTATATTACCACCATATTTGTCTAGTGCGAAATCATAAATATCCGAATCAGATAATGGCCATTCATTTCTAACATTAATAATACCAGCAGTAATTAATACAACCCAATCAAGTTCTGCAGATCCATATACTTCATCTGCAACCATATCTGGATTATATCCCATTGGAATTTCATATTTGTCAAATAATGTAAATGCACTTTGTAGATCATCACGTAATTTGATCCTTCTAAAGATATTCTTGACTTCAATATAATCCAATGAGGAATTCTTATCAGATAAGAATGAGGGATATTCTAGATTTGGTAACTCTTTAAAATAACTCATTTTAGTATCCTACCCCTTCTACATCTTCATAATCTACATCATAAATTGGTTCAAGTTCTTTGAATGATAGATCCATTTGCATAGAAACTGGTGTTCCATCAGCATAAGTCATGTGTGATGCTTCACCAGTATAATTAACTGCCATATCTGTTAAGAAGCACTGTTTAAATTTATGTAAGAATGGATGCTCACTACTTCCAGTCATATATCTCAACTCAAAAACATTAGGGGTTTTAAGGAACCAAGATCCACCTTGACCTGGTGATGCTTTTGTTTTTGGAGCCATATTTTGTTTAAATGCAAGAATAATTAACTTACATTGTTCTGCTTCTTTTTGATTACGAGGCATCATCTTCCAAGAGAATTTAAATCCTCTTAAAGTTGGACCATTAAAGAGAAGTTCCATATTTGGATTAAATACTTCTCCATTTTCTCTGGCCATTAACTGCTCTACAGTTACATTACCACCAAATACACCTAATGCAGATGTAGTTAATTGCTTCTTCAATAAATCTGCTGCTTTATCACCACCACCAAGACCTCCTTTTAGGTCAGATGTAAATCCACTAACAGCAGCAGACATATTATCCATATATGTTTTATCAGGATCACCACCTGCAGGTGCGTCCATTGCCTTTCTTATTCCATCTGCTGCAGTTGCTTGAAGACTATTCATCTTGCTACTACCAACATCAACAGAATTACCATCTTGAACTGCATTTGGGACGGGTAATAGTATAGAACCCATATTCACTAAAGCAGATTTTGATAATCCTCTTGGTCTTGTACCACCAACTGCTGCAGATGATGTTAATCTTCGATTACCTGAAGATGGATTTGAAATTAAACTACCACTATTTTGTTTAACTGACTTATATTCAACAATATCTATTTGTAGGTAATCTGTATTTGCTGTTAGTGCTTGATATGGATATCTTAAAACACCACCTTTCTTCTTTCTTCCACCTTTAGATGAATTATTAGAAGGTGGTGTTTTTTTCTTTTCTTCTATTGTTTTTTTACTTTCTGTTACTGTACTTTTAACTTCAGGACGTTCTTGTGCTCTCCTTTTAGCGGCTCTTTCCTGTTGTAATCTTCTATCTCTTGCTCTAAATTTAGCTCTATTAGACATTATCGACCTATATTTTTAAGTATTTAGCAAGAATCTTGCAAAAGGTATTCCATTAAGATCATTTCTCTCTGCATTAGTGACTTCATACAACTGTCCAGCAATTTCTGTCCATGTATATTGTCGTGTTTGACCCCAATGAAAGTTTATTCCACGGAATCCCCAAGCAAAAATGTCAGTTACTGCAACAAAGGGGTTTTGGTCGTATGTAATATTAGGAGTTTTAGGTGTATATACAAAAATATAGTATTGTCCTACATTAGGAACAGGTGTTACTGTATCATTAAGTGCTTCCATTAATTCCATCATCAAATCATCAGGATTTTCCATTCCTGTTAAACTTTGTCTTATACTACGAACACGACTCATTTGACTCCTAACTCATTTTCTGTTAATACTTTAAATTCCCACTTTCTATCACTACAAAAATTTCTTGCTGCTTCCCATTTTGCTTGATTTTTTGCATATTCATATGCTTCATACATATAAGTTCTTGTTTGACGTTTTGGTTTTTTAGGTGGACTGCATTGTTTAAATGGTTTTACTTCTATGATATATTTTTTGATTTCTCCTCCATTTTCTTTTACTTTCATGTAGAAGTCTGGATAATATCTATGTATTCTTCCATCAACAGGAGAACGGTATGGTAAGACAATTTCCTCACTTGCCCATTCTAAAACATTGTTATTCTTATCACAGTAAACCATGAATTTTTTTTCCCATGATGATCGAAAAATAATTCTAGTTGGATCACCTTTATACTTCTTTGGGTACACTGGTCTATATTTACCTTTATAAGCCATCTAAATAGATAATAATATAAGAAGTCTTACAAGTTATTTAGAGTGCCGAATCCTTTAGCTAAAAAAATGAATATGTTTGATGCTAAGGCGGCTATTGGCCCTTTAGCACAAACTAATTACTATGCGGTAAGTTTATCCACATTAAAACCATCTATTGCCAATTATCTTACTCAATTGGGTATTGGTAATGCAAGAGATTTTCTATCCAGAAGAGCTGGATTACTTTGTAATGATGCTTCTTTACCTGCCTCTGCATTTACTACAGGGGAAGTAAAGGGAGATTTTATGGGTGTTCCACAAGAATTTGCTCATACGAGAATCTATACTGATATTGATTTTACGTTCTATGTTGACGAAAATTATACTATATTAAGATGTTTTGAGGGATGGATGGATTATATATCTGGTGGTGCTGATGTCCAACAGTATCAAAAAGGATATTATAGAAGATTAAATTATCCAGATGATTATAAAGTTGATACCATTTATATTAGTAAGTTTGAAAAGAATTTTAATAGAAAATTAGAATATCAATTTATGAATGCCTTTCCAAAGTCTGTTACTTCATTACCAGTATCATATGGTAATGCAGATCTTTTAAAGGTAACTGTTAGTTTTAACTATGATCGATATATAATGGATATTGGTCGTATAAATAATTGAACTGAATTGTAACCGCATATTATGCCTTTACCAAAAATTAATACCCCAACTTATGAGTTGGTGCTTCCTTCTACTGGGAAAAAAGTTAAGTATAGACCTTTTCTAGTAAGAGAAGAGAAAATTCTTATTATGGCATTAGAATCTGAGGATATAAAACAGATTACTAATGCAGTCGTAGAGATTTTAGATGCCTGTATATTAACACGAGGAGTTAAATTACATAATCTTGCTACCTTTGATATGGAATATATCTTCCTAAACGTCAGAGGAAAGTCTGTTGGTGAAACAATAGAAGTTAATATTGTTTGTCCTGATGATGGTAAAACTTCAGTAACAACAGAGGTTGATGTTGATTCTATTAAAATTAAAAAGGATAGGAAACATAAGAATATAGTTAAACTTGATGATCAACTTTCAATGAAGTTGAGATACCCATCAATAGAGCAATTTATTGAGAGTAACTTCGATACAGGTGCTAATGATGTTAAAACTACAATGGATATGGTTAGTAGTTGTATAGATATGATTTATAATGAGGAAGAAACTTGGGAATCCAAAGATTCTACAAAGAAAGAACTTGAAGAGTTTGTCGATCAATTGAATACTAAACAATTCAAGAGTATTGAAACATTCTTTGAGACAATGCCTAAATTATCTCATACTCTTAAAGTTACTAATCCACAAACTAAAGTTGAATCGGAGGTGGTGCTGGAGGGTCTAGCAGCTTTTTTCAGCTAGGTATGGCTCATACAAATCTTGAGTCATACTACAAGATTAACTTTGCTTTGGTACAACATCATAAATACTCATTAACAGAGGTCGAAAATATGATTCCCTGGGAACGAGAAATCTATGTTTCTTTATTACAACAGTACATTGAAGAAGAAAATTTAAAGCAAAAACAAACTAGTGGCATCTAAATTACTTCCAACTGAACCAATATGGAGCACTGGCACTTCTGCTAAGGGCGAGTATCTTTCTGCTGGTGATAGGAAGGCGATATTCAGAAAAAGAAAAATAAGTGCAGGAGGTAGTCCTCTTAAGGGTGGTTCTATTGTTCCAAAGATGGGCGGTGGTCTTGTACCCGTAAGTCGTTCTATTGTTCCTAGTAGTGGTATTGCAAGTTCTATACAACCACCAGAGCAAGAAGAAGAAAAGATAGGTAGTAATGGTATTTTTGCTGAACTTAGAGATAAGATTGCAGTAAATGCAAAGAAGATAACAATAATTAAAAAGACATTACAGAATCATGCATCTACTTTAGGACAGAAACTTCCTGGTTCTGAGTTAGATGATATAAGTAAAGGTATACAGGATATTGGTAATGCACTTTCATTAGATTTTGCTAATAGAATTGCTGAACATAAGGATGCAATTAATAAATTAAAATTAGGAGCAAAACAAGATGAACTTACAAATGAAGAAGCAGGTTTAGAGAAAAAGAGAAAAAGTCTTTTTGGTGGAGTTAGAGAAACAGCAGCAAAGATAATGGGTCCAGCTGTTAGTATGTTTGATAAGATAAAGGAATTCTTATTGAATATATTTGCTGGTCAATTAGTAACTGGTGCTTTTGATTGGTTAAAGGATCCTAAGAATCAGCAAGCTTTACAAGGTTTCTTTAATTGGGTACAAAAGCATTGGAAGTGGATTGCTGGTGCTGCGATTGTAGGAGCATCTGCTATCATCATCCGAAAAGTGATGCAGGTAGTAAAAGCTATTAGAGGTGTTGTAAGATTCTTAAAGAATGGTATTAAGGTAGCATTAAGTATATTTAAATATGGACCTAAAATAGGTAAGTTATTTAAACGAGCTGTTATTGCTGCAGGTGGTAAACAAGTTGCAAAGAAGATATTTGGAAAACAAGCAACTAAAGCAGTAACTAAACAAGTAACTAAAGAGGTAGGAGAACAAGTAACTAAGAAGGTAGTAACTAAGTCTCTTACAAAAGTTGCTACCAAACAAGCAACTAAAGGTATAGGAAAATCACTTCTTAAAAAGATACCTTTTGTTGGATTAGGTATGGGTATTATCTTTGCTGTAGATAGATTGAGAAAAGGTGATTGGGGTGGAGCATTACTTGAAGTTGCATCGGGAGCAGCATCAACAATTCCTGGTGTTGGAACTGGTGTTTCACTTGCATTAGATGCAGCATTAATTGCCAAAGATGTTAGTGAAGCAAGAAGTATTACTGGTGGAGATAAGATAGATGCTGAAAGAAAAATTGGTGGTCCTATAACAAAAGGTCAGAATGTTTTAGTTGGTGAAGGAGGACCAGAAGTAATTACAGCATCATTTACTGGAACTGTTCAAAATGCTCATAAGACTGCACAGATGATTTCTCAAGATATGGGTGCATCTGAAATTAATATGGTTCCTATGGATCTTGGTACAATTAAGACACCTCCACCAGAACTTCCAAAAGTAGCATCACCTACCCCAAATGAACCTACTCAAGTAAATTCTATTAATCCAGCAAATCCTTATATGATGCAAGTACCAGAATTATTGGGGATAGACGTATAGAATGGCTAAGACTGTAGATCATAAACAACTTAAGAAAATAAAGTTGAATATTACCAATATTCGTAGTAGTCTTGTGAGTGCTAATAAAACTCTAGCAAGTCTTCGTGCTGAAAAAGAACTTCTTATAAAGAAACAAATTGAAGAGAAGAAATTAAAAGATAAAGAAGCAAAAATGGAGAAGAAAACTCCATCAACAGCATTAGGAAAGTTTATAAATCAACCTATTAAATCTGCAATAGGTTTTTTCCAGAAACTTGTTCAGTTTGGTGCTACTGTATTAATTGGTCAGTTAGTGAGTGCTTGGCCAAAACTTATGGAGAATTTTAATAAGTGGAAGGAGAATAATAAAGCACTTATTGATGGTGTTATAAAAACTTTTACTATTATTGGTTCTGGAATTACTGGTTTCGTTAAATGGATTGGTGGTATTAATACGTCTGATATTGATCAAAGAACATCTCAACTTGATAAAGAAACTGATACTGTAATGAAAAATGCAGATGTAGTTGCTCAAGAAGCAGATGATGCTCTTTCTATGACTAATCAAAAAGATGAAACAAGTGGAACACCAGATAATGATAATGATACTAAAGAGACGAAAGCAGAAAAAGATATAAACAAAGATGCTAAGAAAAAGGATAAAAAACCTAATTTAAAGAAAGATGCACCAAAACCTAATTTATCAGGTAGTGGTGCTCCTCCTGACAGAAGTGGTGAAAGTACATTTCCAGCTAAAGGATCAAAACTTAAGACACCGAATGGGTCATTTATTAAAGGTCTTTCTAGAAATAAGATAGATAGTATATTATCGACACCT